GGTTATTCAGCGAATGGTCGCCTCAGCTACATGCTCGGTTACTCAACGATCAGTGGGTGGTCAAAATGAAAAGGCTGATTGAAAGTGTTGTTGGGTTTGCTATGGCTTTGGCCATGGCATTCCTGATTGTCTTTGTTGTCATTAATTTCATGTTGAACTGCCAAACATGGGACCAAGACCTTTGGACTGATACGAGTTCTTGTGTAACCCTCGGCCAGTTCTTGGGAGTTGATTGATGGAATATCACAAGTGGTCAGACAAAAACAAAACTTGCGATTGTTGCGGTTTGACACTGCGTGAAATTCAAAAGCAAAATGATGAAGCTCGTGAGGAGTTGTTTCAAAAGGAAAAGGAGTGGAACTTTTGGGTTGCCATGCTTGACACCTTTGAGCAGGATGTTGATGATAATGGTATTTGGCATGGCCCACAATGCAGGAGATGCTCAGGTGCACCCCAAACAGTTGGGGAAATGTTCTTGGCTAAATTTTCTGAAGGCCAGTGGCTCTGCAACAAATGCTATGCTCGTTTCCCGGAAGACACAAGAGGCAGGTGGGTATTCATGCCAGTTGAAGATGAAGAGACTTTACTAAATGACCAGAAAAAGCTATCTTCGAATTAATGTAATCTTGCGTTTCCTCCCTTAACTTGCCCCCCAGAAATGGGGGGTTTCTTTTTGCCCAAAAATCAAGGATAGTTTTTCCCAGTTATTTTACAGTTTACCACTGAAACAAAGGTAAAAGGACATAAAATCATGGCTCCAGAGAAAAAGAAAAGGGGACGCCCACCGAAACCAAAAGAACCAGAAACAATTGTTCAGCGACCAGTTAAAAATGGTCCAGCTGTCAAGCCTGAAAATTGGGATGGTAAATTCAAATCGGTTGAGCCTCTCGGGAAACAAAAGCCAGCTCGCAGAAAACCCTACAAATGGAATCACAATGCAACCATAAACTGGATTATGGGGCAAGCTGACCCTGTTGGCTTTTTAACTGATGTTATGGCAGGTAAAGAAATATTCAGTGTTTATACAAAAGATCCTGATGGGATAGCAACACCCTCAGGCAAAATATCAGCTGACCCGGAGCTGAGAGTTATGGCTGCCAAAACGCTTCTCGGAAAATGTGTTCCTGATTTAAAGGCAGTTGAAGTTACTGCTCAAATAGAAGAAAGAAAGGTGCTGGACATCAGCAGGTTGAGTGATAATGACCTCAGTACAATTGAACGAGTTCTTGAGCACGCTGTCATTGAAGGAAGTGAGAGCGGAGAGGATGAGGAGATCTCTGAAGGAATTTACCAAGAGCTCGTGGCCAACGATTGAGCCGGGAAGAGACTTCTACGACAACTGGCATATTGATGCTGTCAGCGAGCATCTTCAGGCTGTTGTTGAAGGTGATATAAAACGACTGATCATAAACATACCACCTCGCCACATGAAATCAATATCGGTTGCGGTTGCACTTCCAGCTTGGACTTGGACTATCCAGCCAGAAAAAAGATTTTTGTTTGCATCTTATGCAGCTTCACTTTCAGTTAGAGACTCGGTTAAATGCCGGAGGCTAATATCAAGTCGCTGGTATCAGGATCACTTTGGCGAAAAATTTGTTCTCACTGGTGATCAAAACCAGAAGCAAAGGTTCGAGAATGACAGGACAGGGATGCGCATTGCAACATCAGTTGATGGTGCTTTGACTGGTGAAGGTGGTGACATCATAGTTATTGATGATCCGCACAATGTTCGTGAAGCAGAGTCATCGGCGGTTCGTGAGGGTGTTCTCGACTGGTGGGATCAAGCGATGCAAACTCGCCTCAATGATCCTAAAACAGGAGCCTTCATAATAATCATGCAGCGAGTTCACGAGAACGACTTGACTGGGCATATATTGGCGAATGAATATGATGATTGGGATCATTTATGCTTACCTGCAAGATATGAGTTGGGGCATCCAACAGAAACAAAATCCTCACTTTTCTTCACAGACCCAAGAACAAGAGAAGGTGAGTTACTCTGGCCAGAAAGGATTGACGAAGCAACACTTACCAATCTCGAGCGGTCATTGGGTTCATATGCCTCAGCTGGGCAATTGCAGCAACGACCAATGCCGAAAGGTGGGGGAATCTTGCGAGCTGAATGGTGGGTTCCATGGGAGAGTGATGATCTGCCCGAGATTGAATATGTGATCCAATCATATGACACAGCCTACTCAACCAAAGAGAAAAGCTCGTATTCAGCCAGAACAACATGGGGTGTCTTCAGGTCAAATGGCCAGATAAATGCAATCGTTCTTGAGATGTGGTATGATCGCGTTCCTTATCCTGAGCTCAGAACTCTTGCTCAAGAGGCATATGATGACTGGCAGCCTGATGCTGTAATGATTGAGAAGAAAGCCTCTGGCCAAAGTTTGCTTCAAGATTTACGCATGGCTGGGGTTCCTGTCATTGAGTATACCCCAGACAGAGACAAAGAGGCTCGCGCTCATGCATCTTCAGCTTTGCTTGAGGATGGAAGAATTTACTTTCCTGCAAACAGAAAATGGGCTAAAGATTTAATTGACATTTGCGCAGCTTTCCCAGCTGGTGATAATGATGATATAGTTGATACATGCACACAAGCATGGTTGCGATTACGTAAAGGTTGGTTCATTACGCATTCAAGTGATTATGAGGATGATGATCCAGTTGAGACAAAAAGGATAACGCTATATGGCTAGGCAACCTATCCCATTCGCTGAAGGATCACCCCCAGATAATTTACAGGTTGAAGAATTTGGCGATGATGAGGTTCTCATTGGCGACCCAAAGCTCGACATAACTCAAGACATTGATAGCGAATTTGACGCAAACTTAGCAGATGAAATATCTGCCAAGGAACTCTCCCGAAAAGCTCAACAACTTGTTGTCACCTATGAGGGTGACAGGGAGGCTCGTTCTGATTGGGAAGAGCGATATAAAGCTGGGCTGAGAACAGTTGACCCAGACGGAGGGATGTCCGAAGAAGAGGATGCCCGAGCTAGCCGAGGATTGAGCACAGTTGTTCATCCCATGATTGCTGAAGCTGCAACCCAGTTTAATGCAAGAGCAATTGCCGAGCTTTATCCATCTGGTGGTCCTGTAAAAACTGTTATTGTTGGCGAACCAAACGATGAAGCAGAAGAGCAAGCTCGTCGCGTCCGAGACTTCATGAATTTTCAAATCACTCAGGAAATGCCAGAGTATTTTCCTGATCTTGATAAAATGCTTTTTCAGCTCCCCCTCGTTGGCCATGCTTTCAAAAAAGTTTGGTGGGATGCTAATCTCGAACGTCAATGCTCAAAATTTGTAAAAGCTGAGGACTTGGTCGTTGCCCCCGAGAGCACTGACCTGTACACCTCACCAAGATACACTCACGTCATTCGAATGCCAAAGAATGATTATAACAAGTATGTTGAAGCTGGCTGGTATCTTCAAACTGATTACACTGGCGACAGCATTGATCCCTCTGGTGACACAACAAGTGACATCGAAGGCATCGACCCATATGGCCAAGACTCAACCGATAAAGTTATGACTTTGCTTGAGATGCATGTTTATGAGTCTTTTGATGGTGTTGATGGCTACGAAGAAAGCAATGAAGAAAGCAATGAAGTTGCTTTGCCTTATGTCATCACGATTGATTATGATACGGAAAAAGTTGTTAGCGTTCGGAGAAACTGGGATGCTGATGATCAAAAGCAAAAAAGGCTTGACTGGTTTGTGAGCTATCCTTTCTTGCCGGGTGTTGGGTTTTATGGCTTTGGCCTGTATCATCTGATTGGTGGCCTAGGCAAAGCAGCAACTGGTTCGCTCAGAGCTTTGCTTGACTCAGCTGCTTTCGCAAACATGCAAGGTGGCTTCAAGCTCAAAGGCAGGGTCACAGGCGGCGAGCTTCAAATCAATCCCGGTGAGTTTGCAGACCTCGATGCCACTGTTGATGATGTCAATAAAGCGATCATGCCGCTGCCTTTCAAAGAGCCAAGCGGTGCATTGTTCAATCTGCTTGGCTTCATAACTGATGCAGGCAAGCGTTTTGCTAATACTTCTGACATGAATGTTGGTGACGTCAACCCGAATGCTCCTGTTGGCACGACCGTTGCTTTGATTGAGCAAGGAAGCAAAGCATTTTCAGCAATTCACAAAAGGTTGCATTACGCTCAAGGTCAAGAATTCAAATTGCTTGCAAAACTCAATGCGAAATATTTAGCAGAAGAGTTTAGCTTTTCACTTTCTGGTTCATCATCGACTATTTATGCTGCGGACTTTGATGACCGGATTGACATCATCCCGGTCAGCGATCCTAATATTTTTAGCACAGCTCAAAGGATTGCCCAAGCTCAAGCAGTTATGCAGATGGCTAATGCTGCTCCCCAGCTTCATGATATTTATGAAGCCTACAAAAGAATGTATGAGGCGATCAGAATTCCAAATGCCGATGAGGTTTTGAAAAAACCACAAGAAGCTGTCAGGCTTGACCCCATTGATGAGAACATGAGCTTGATGTATGGCAAGCCAATCAGAGCCTTCCCGGAACAAGACCACGATGCTCACATAGCTGTTCATATGCAATTTATTAGAGACCCATCTTTGGCGGGAAATCCTGGGGTCAAAACAATGCAGCCTTTGCTGATTGCACATATTGCTGAACACGTTGCTTTACTTTATCGTCAAAGAATGCAAGCAGCTATCGGCATACCACTGCCAAATGTTCCGAATTTGCGTGATCCTAAATTTATGTTCGATGATGTTTCACCAGAAATGGATATGATAATTAGTCAAAAGGCAGCTCAAGTTGTCGCTGCATCTCCTCAAATGGAAGCCATTAAGCCTTTGCTGGCTGCTCAAGGTCAACAGCAGAATCCATTACAATATGCTCAGCAGCTTGCCCAGCTCGAGGCTCAGGCACTCAAGGCTAGAACTCAAGCCCAGATAAATGCTGATCAGGCTAAGGCTCAGTCGTCAATGCAGATTAAAGAAGCTGAAGCTCGTCAAGACATGGATATTGAAATGGCAAAAGCTCAAGCTGATCTGCAAGCCAAAGTTGCAAAGCTCGAAGCAGAACTTCAACTTGAGCGAGAAAAGAATGCAGCTAAAATTCAAATGGAGATGATGAAAAATGGCGATGTCTGAAAATATGATACAAGGTGGCCCAGCCCCAACTTTGCCAAAAAATCTTGAAGTTCCAGCAAGCATGATGCAAGGTGGCCCAGCCCCAGCTTTGCCCCCAGAGATGATAGCTGCTATTCGAGAGCTTATCGAAATGGGGATGAGTCCAAGTGAAGCTATAGATCAAATGACAAAAAGAGTTGATCCATCCGCATTTGGTGGTAAGCGAATGGGTGCTTTGCCACCACCAATGCCCCCAGTTCAACAAATGCCTCAGAGCCAACCACCGATGAGTCAAAATGATATGGCTCAATATTTGGCAAATAAAGTTGCCGAGACAAAAATGAGAATGTCTGGTGGGCAGATGGGTGCTTTGCCACCACCAATGCCGCGAATGGCTTCTCAAACTCCACCGCCAATGCCTCCTCAAATGCAAGGTATGCGCAAGTAATGGCAAAGCTCGCTGATCCAGGATCTGAAGTTTTAAGGCTTGCTGGTCTTCTTGAAGAAGAGGACAAAGGAAATCCTGTTTCTGCTGCCTTTGGCTCTGGGATAATTACAACTGGTCAACAACCAGAGCCACTTCCATTTTATGCTTATGATCCTCGTGAGCGTGAAAGGGTGTCTCGTTTTGGTGGTATTGTAACTCCAACGAACCCTGCTGGCACAGAGGCTTCTGCCCCCGCTGATGCTTCCCAAGCTGGAGCAGCTGATAGTGGTTTTACAGGTCAGACAGCAGGGACAACCGCTGGTTCTCTTTTCAATATTCCAGAATACAATGTCAATATTCCTGGTTTTGGTCAAACAGACATAGCAGGAACAGCTACTAATTTATTGATTGACCAAGGAGCTGGGGCTTTGGGTGCTAGTCCAGTTCCCGGTGTCGGTATTCTTTCAACGCTCATCAACCCAACAATAATCCCTGCTGAGGAAGTTCCTTGGGGGACTGCATTTAATACAGGTGGTGGTGGCTTGATTGGTGCTCTGGGAGCAATTTCTTATAATAATTTAGTAGACATTTATGAAAAAACTCAGGCTGGTGAGGAGGGTTATCAGTTTTATGCCCCTGGAGATATTCCTGGACTTAAAACGCCGATCGGTATCAGCCCCGGCATGTATGGATTCGGATCTGTTGTCTCAGGCAACACAGACCTTTTGCCATCTCAAGCTGACATCAATAATGATGGCCAGATAACATCGAGTGAGGTGCAAGAGTTTTCTGATCCAAATTCAGCAGCGCAAAAAGACTATCTTAATATCCAAGAAAATAAGGCTCAGGCACAACAGGATTATGAAGAATACATTAAAAGCCAAGAAGACTCAGGTGGCTCAGGTTTTGTTGGTGGCACAGTAGTCACAGACAGCAAGGGCAACGCAGTAACAAGCATTGACGAACAAGGCAATGAAATAGCTGTAACATCAGGCGGTACATTCACAAACTTTGGTGCATCGCCAGAAGTTGAAACTTCAACCGAAATAACGAGCCAAGGCATAATGGATGCTATTACCAGTGGCATGGAAAATGCTTCAGCTAATCAAAGACCAGAAGGAGCATTTGAGGTCGCCAGTTCAAATATAACTATGACTGATGCAAGTCCTGATAATCAAGAAGATGACGATCCCGGGAAGTCAATTGTTTGCACTGAAATGTATCGTCAGACCCAACTTGATGATTGGGGCAAAGCGATGAAGATCTGGGACATATACCAGAAAAGACACTTGACACCATTCCATGAAGTTGGCTATCACTGGTTGTTTAAGCCATATGTCAAAGGAATGCGCAAAAGCAAATCAATGACTCAGCTTGGTGCTTTTCTGGCCAGAGAACGCACTCAGCATTTGAAATATGTGCTGACAAAAGGCAGGGCAAAAGACAGCTTGATCGGAAATGTCTGGTGCAAAATAATTCACCCGATCGTGTATCTAGCAGGTAAAGTCAAAAAAGGAGATTCAAATGGCTGAAGTTAGCGTAGACAACATGGAGGATAATGCGGAGCTTTTCGTTGAAAAAATGGGCTTTGCACACGACACTGAAGGTCTTGAGTTGAGCGACGATCAGCTTGTCAATTTCCTTTTGCTTTGTCATCAAATGCAATATGGCATTCATGACGAGGAAGAAATGGAAGAAGAGCATATGGATGGTGATGTAAAAGTCAAGATCATGAAAGTTGACAGCAGTGACATGCGCGGTGTCATGGATGAGTTGCTTGGACATGGTGGCCCAAAAATGATGGGTGGTTGATATGGCTGTGGCTTCAAAAGTTGTTGGTGCATTCACAGAAAGCATGATGCGTGCACTAAAAAGGCTGAGTGAAGGAATGAAAGCTGGCGACGATGTTGTCAGCACTCA